CATTAAAATTTTTTAAATAAAAAAGGGGCTTTAAAACCCCTTAAAATTTAATTATTACAATAATGGTATATCTTGTTGTATTTTCATTAATGTAGTATTTGCATCAGAAGTAGATTTAATTCCTTTAGAAATAGTTTCTTTTGCAGAAAGAATTTCTTTTGGCAAATCTATTCCAAGTTCATTTGCTTTTTTAGAAATATCAGTTAATAAAACGGAAGCTTTTACTAATGAATCTCTCCAATTTTGAATTGTAATTTTAGCGTTTTTAACTGAATTAATTAAAGAATCAGAATCTCCTTTATATTTATTTTTAAGTCCTTCAGCTTCTTTTAGTAATTTATTAAAATCATCTGTTAAAGCCAAATCTACTTTTTGAGTAGCTAATTCTGTTTTTCCAAACAATGCTTTGTTTACTAATTTTTCAGTTGTCATACTATTTTTTTTATATTAATTATTATTATTTATTTTTGTTATAAATTAGGAACTTACACTTGTAATAACTCTTACAGTATTTGTGTTTGTAACTGTACTTGTTTGTTGATTAAAAGTAGAACCTATTCCTTGTTCTTGTAATTCTCCATTACAACACTTTTGAGAGTATTTACCATCTTTACATAAGCAACCTCTGTTTCCACCTTTTGGTGAACTTGTTTTATTTCCCATAATTTTATTTATTAATTTCAGCATTAGTTATTATTGATTTTATTTTATCTATTAATTCTTGTTCTTTTGCTATTTGTAAACTCATTTCTAATTTGTCACTAAAATATCCTTCTACACTTATTCCTAAATAAGTTCCGTTTTTAATTTCTTCCCAAACTTTATCATTGTCAATACTCATAATAACTGCCCAAGCACCTTCTACTGCATTTAAATCATACAATGCAGTTTTATCTATTTTTGGATTTTCTACAATCCAAGATTCAACTACTGAAACCCCTTCAACTTCAGTTTTATGTTCTAAAGTAGCATTATTGTTATTTAGTTTTTTTAAATATAATCTACCAGCTTTTAATACTGTTTCTTTTGAAAATGTAATATTATATTCATAGTCACCATTTTTCCTAAAAATAAGTTTATTAGGAACTAATGCTAAACCTATAATAATTCTTTTTTCATCATCAACTGATTTAAATTCAATTCGGTGATTATTTAAAGCAACCCAATTTTCTTCTATTGCAGGAAACTTTACTAAACTTAAAGCATCTATACCATCTTTATCTTGACTTTCGTCAATAAACAATTCTATTGTTTCTAATTTTTTAGCCATTGTATTTTTTATATTATAATTAATTTATATTTATTTTGTTTATCCTATTGAAGCACTTGAAATTATATTGCGTTCTAAACTTTGTTGTGTTGTAACATCGTTAGCTACTACATAAGCCTTAATAGGTTGTGCTTCTTTATTACCTATTGTTTGTGCTAATTGATTTGTAGAACTTGCACCTACTACGTTAAATGATGGAGCAGCAGGGGCGGAACCTCCGCCTCCACTTGGAGCAGAACCACCACCACTTGGAGCAGAACCTCCTCCACCTCCACCACCACTTGATAATAGTTGTTTTGCTCTTGCAATGTTTCCTATAACAGTAGCAGCAGTTGAAGCATAAGACACAACTCTTGCAATAGTACCAATACCAGGAACTAATGGAAATGCTAATTGAGCAGCTACACCTTCAGCATTTGCTAAAGTTGATGCTTTAGAAATTGCTACTGCACTATCTATTCCTATTTGAGTTAATGCAATGGCTTTAGATATAACTTGTCCAGCTTTTGTTTTGGCAATTCCAGAAGATTCTAAATTAGATATTATATTATTTAGATTTTGTTTTGAAGTTGCTATTGCATCATTTTTTCTTTTTTCAGCTTCAATTTCATCTTGTGCTTTTTTATCATCTTGTTCTTTTTTCTTCGCTAATTTTTCTTCAAAAATAGCATATTCAGCATCAGCTTGACTTGTTAAAAATTGATTTGTTAATTCAGCAGTATCTAAATTATTTGCTTCTAAAACTGCTTTCTTTTCGTTGTATTCCCTTAATTCTTTTTGTGCAGGTGTTTCTTTTGCTTTTGCTATTTCATCTAATATAGCCATTGCATCATTAGCAGACTGCATTTCATCAGCTAATCGTTTTTGTTCTTCATCTATTCTTCTTTGTTCTTCAGCACTAATTTCTTTATTAGTTTCTTTAACAGTTTTTACTTCTTCTTTTTTATTCTCTTTTTTAGATTTTAATCTATCGTCATCTATTTTCTTAAGTTTACGATTTAACTCTAATGCATATGCCCTTTGATTTCCAGCATCTTCTTCTACCAATTTTAAATATTCATTTTTAGCAGCAACTTTTTGTTTTGTATATTCATCTAATTGGCTTCCGTGTTCTTTTAAATATTGCTCATTATTTTTTAATGATTTTGAAGCTGCTCCTGATAATCTTTCAACTTCTCTTTCTGCTTCAGATGTTGCACCTATAAAATCAGTAATTGCGTGAACAACAAACATAACCCCATCACCAACTAATGACAATGCAGGTATTACTCTTAAAATAGTAGCTTTTATTTTATCGAAATTAGCTATTAACATTCCTACTGCTACAACTGCAGCACCTATTCCTGTAGCAATTAAAGCACCTCTTAACAATTTTAATCCTGTAGTGGTAGCAGCCATTACATAATTATAGGTACTTTGATAAATAGTTAATGCCCTTTGTGCAATAGAAGTATTTTTAATTACAGTTGCAAGTATTTTAAATTGGTCTATACTTTCCCCTACTGCTTGTAAACCACTTGAAATAGCCATTGCAGATTGAACCTTTAAGATAGCTGCCTCTACATCTTTACTTTCAGTACCTAATGCACCCATTAATCCTGTAACCGCACTAAATCCACCTGCTACTCCACCTAATGCACCGCTTAATGCTCTAAATTTAGCATCAGGATTAAATGCTTCTGTTAATGCTTTTGCATCTCCAATTCTATCAGCTAATTCAGCAGCTTTTTTAGCAGCATTTACTGCTTCTTTAGATGTTGCTCCAAACTTATCAGATAACGCACCTACTTCAGCTTGTGCCTGTCTTAATTGGGATTTTAAACTACCAAGAGATTTTTCAGCATCGCCTAAATTTGATTTAACTTCTAACTCTATTGTTTTCTTTTCAGCCATTTTATTTCTCTTTTGATTTGGTTAAATCCTTGTTTTAATGTTGTTGGTCTTTGGTACTTTCCTTTAGCTATTTCAATCAATTCACTTTGTCCGTAAAATTCATCTAATGCTAATAAATCTAAAATGTGCTTTATCATAATTTTATATTTCTTGTATTTGTGAAGACCATTCAGGTGTTGAAAGAATATTTAATATTTCTTCGTATGTATAAGGACCTTCTTTTGTTGTCAAAGACGCTACACTAATTGGCGTTTGTTCTTCATCCCATTTAACAAATGTTTTTGTTTTGTCTAATGATTTTCTAACTGTTTCTATTGATGTTTCACATACTTCTGTAAAATCTATTTGAGATAATTCTTCAGTATTAAAAATCATAAATTGTCTTTGATTATAATCCATATCTTGCTTTTGTTGCGTTATAGTTTTGTAATACTTCTGTTGACGTTAATTCTCTATTATAAAAATTAACATTGCTTATTTTACCATTAAAAAAATGAACATAATTACCAGATGTTTTTCCAGCACCTATTAATATAGGTAATGTATTAGAAAAATTATATCCAGAGGTATCTTGACTCGCTGATGATACTGTTAATTCAACTGAATTTATATATATATTAACTCTATTTAAAGATGTGTTTAAACTATTAAATGTAGCAGTTATATTATACCAATTACCAATAACAGGGGTAAATGGAAAATTATAATTAATAATAACATTAGCTCCGTCTTCAGAAATACCTAAATTTATACTGTTATTTGTTGCCAATGTCAATAAATGAAAACTTCTTAAATTAAACCCAAAATCTGATTTAGATATAATAGTTTCATTTAAACCAGTTCTTGAATTATAATTAACCCAAGTTGATATTGAAAAATTATATAAATTATTAAAAACAGAATTATTTAAAACACTTACATAATCATTACTGCCATCAAAAACAATACTTCCGCCATTTGCAGAATCAAAAGTTGGACTATTTACAAGTGTTCCATTATTACTATATTGACTTAAATCTGTCCATAGTGTTCCTGTTCCTGAATATGATTCTGTATTTCCAGCGTCTAAATTTAATAAAAGACTTGGGTTGGTTAATTCTCTAAAATCTGTTAGCAATTCAAATTGAACTTCTCCTGTTGTTAAATCTGTTGTAAACGTATTAATCAAGTATCTCTTGTCTCTTATAATAAGCCTATCGTTTAATTTAAGAGTAGTTAATAATGATGTTGGTAATATTCCACTAACTTTCACTAATCGTGCTTTAGAATCAAATATATTAGCTAAATAGTTTTCATAATATTGTTGATATAAACTATTAGTTATTACTTCATTTGTTAATGTTGATTGTTGAGCATTAAAATTTAAACTATAAGTATCTGTTCCATCAAAATACTCTTGCCCAAATGCTTTATAAGTTGTATGCAATGTTGATGTGCCACCTGTAATATTTGTATTAAAATAAAAATCAGAATCAGTAGTTAACGTAGTTAATGCAGTTGGATTATAATCATATAAAATTATAGATTTAGGAATGTACTTTTGTAAATCACTTTTTAAAGCATATCCTACTTGTAAAAGTTCTGATAAATTATTAAAGTTTAAATCTTCAAATGGCAATTTAATATTATATTCCTCACCTTCGTTTTGTGTATCGTAAAATAAAGAACCGTATTCAATACCATTTGCAGATATAAATCCTACATTTACTAAAGATTCTGATTTTTCATATTGAAAATTTATTTTCTTATAAGTTTTTACTCTGTTTAAATTAACGCTATCTGACTTAATATATTTTGTAATATCTCTAATTTGTCCACTTGTATAATAATTTTCTAATTGTTCAATAGTGTAATTAATTCCATCAGTTGAATAACAAGTCAAATTAAACATTTTTAATAATCCACTAAAAAAATCTTCTATTTTGATTTCTGGAAAATATTGTCTAATTGATAAATCACCTACTGTTATCGTTTGAAATGTATTTTTAGTAAATGTTTCTGTTGTGTAACTAACCAAGGGTCTACCACTTAATAATAAAACAGAATTAAATGTCATAGTTGCCTCGCTTGAAATTACAAATTTATAAACATCAGATGCATTTGTATTTTTATAACCATCAAGAAATTTATAATATTGAGAACCAGCTATTGAAGTTGCATTTACAGAAATAAAAACTTCATCATTTTTTAACAATGTAAGAGTATATACTATATTAGCTACAGTAGGAACTATGTATATTTCTACTTTGTAAAAATTACTTGCAGAAGTGCTAATGGCAAGAAATCTAAAAGTATCATTTGCTAAATTAAAATCTATTAATGATGTATTTCCAGATTGATTATCAAAAGTTATTAAACTTGGTTTTGACCTATAATTAAATTCCTCTCCATTTTTTAACCATAAATAAGCGTTTGTAAATCTTGCATCACTTAAAAATGAACCATTAAAATTTAAGTTTTGAATATTATTATCATTTGCAATCATATTTAAAACTGCTGATAATTTTATAGCAGGAAACAATTCATTGTATCTAATTGGAGCAGTAGTTAAACTAATATCATTATCTGGGTCTGTTGCACTTCCATAATTCCAATATCTATTTGAAGATATTAAAGGAAACATTATATCGGAACTTGCAGCAGTATTAACTACTTTATCTTTTACTATTACTGGTGTATATTCAAAATCATAAGTAGTATCTGTTAAATCTTTTAAAAATAAACCATTAAATTTATCTTTTAAACTACCTAATGCTCCAATAAACGTAATGCTATAATCTTGTGGTTGTCCATCTTTTACATTGCAGCTTTCTAATTGTATCTTACCACTTCTAAAAGGAATAGTATCTATTTCAATATAAGCATCAGCTTTTGTTAATGTACTAAAACCATTATCATTACTATTCTCGTACCAATGTCTGAATATTTTATTATTTTGTTTTGATGCAGGAACTGTAAATGTTTGGCTAAAATCAGTATATGTTTTACTTATATCATTTACATTTTGAATAGAACTATTAACCGATATTTTTTCATCGTTAAATAATTCTACTCTATTGTATTCTAATGTAACTGAATCTTTAATATATATTCCTACTACTATCATATAACATCATTTATAAGGTTATAAGCGTATTCAAAATCTATTTCGTAGTTTATTAGCTTGTCTTTTAAACTTGTCTTTAAATCGCTTCCTTGTGTCTTTACAGTTACAGGTTTACCATCTAATAAAACAGTTTCAGATAATAACAAATCAGTTATTAATTCTGAATAGTTTTCATCTACAAATCCTGTATTTAATTTTACAGTTTGTGTTCCATTTATATTAAATGATTTTACTTGTCCTTTAGATGTGTTATAGTTTATTGCTGAAGGCATTAATTTATAATCAGTTCCTTTTACTGAAACTGTATTAGTTTGTTGCTTAAAGAATGTTAAAAATTCCCAACCTCCATATCTATTTATAAAAGTACATTCAACAGGTGTATATTTACATTCTTCATTAGAATAAACCAAAAAAGAATCAGAACCTATTAATACAGAACTTGCATTATAAAAATTAACTACTAATTGACATCCATCTTCAAAATTAACATTTGTTGGATGCAATGTTAATGGTATTTTAAAATTATATATTCCATTTAAACTGCCAACTGTTGTGGTAAATGAATAAGTATTAGTTAAATTAATATAAGCAATATTTACAAAATAACCTGTGGTAAATTCACCTAACCAATTAACATAATTTTTTAAAGATGAACTTGATTTAATTATATTTTTAGATATTAATTTATTAGATAAAAAACCAGTAGTAAAATAATCTTGAATTGCATTTACTCCTTGTGTATAAGTTGTAAATCCATTTACACCAACATATAATACATTAGAAATTTCTGTATAAGTTGTTCCGTTATACCAAGATTTTTTTACTCTAAAATTAACCCATTCATTATTGTCCTCATAAGATGGTGAGCTTACTATTTTTGTAGGATTTATATTCTCAATAAATTCACGTACATAATTTGACACGTTGTAATATGTTGCTCTTTGTGTTGTACTTGGAATTGATTTTGTTAATTCATAATAACCAGCTTGTAAGGAATTAGTTGGTTCAGATGTTCCTTTGTTCCAAATCGATAAAATTATTTTGCTTCCAGTATGTGTGCTGCCTTGTGAGGGTACATCAATTATAAATGGACTTCTTACTTTTACTACTTTCATATTGTATGGTATATTGTATCAATCAATTCTTCGTCTAAATATATTTCTTCTTTGCAATCCCACTCATTTAAATAAATACTTGAATCAATTTCTGTGTCGCTTTCTATTGTAAAAGTTGGATATGCTTCTTCTTCTTTATAAATTTTTATTACGTGCTTAAATATTTTCATTTTATATCTTTTAAATTAACATCTACCATTGTTTCAACATCTTGACCAAATGCTTTTAATAAATCTACATCTATATATTTTTTATAACCCGCTTCAAATGGTTTAGTGAAAAATAAAGAAGGTTTAATTCCTTTGTGAAAAATACTTCGTGTAATTAAATAAGCAGTTGAATCATAACTTAAGAACCTTCCTTTACTTCCTTCTTCTTTACTTCTAAATTGAAAGCCTCTCTGTCGTACCCATTTGTTTATTCCTTGTGTTAATCCTCCCTTTGGTCCAGTACCTTTTCCAAACTTAAACGGACTATTGGGAGCTTTTGTTGAACTTGTTTTTCCTTTTACCCCTTTATCTCTAAATGCTCCATAATCAGCCATCGAAAAGCCAACTATACTGAATTTATCTTCACTAACTATTTCTCCTTTTATACTATTAGATAATTCACCTGTATTATTATAACTTCCATATTTACCCCCTCGTTTTAAATTATCCTTTGCTTCTCGGATAACATAGTCACGAAACATTTTAATAGTCTTATCAACTTTTTCAAGTTTTAACATTTGCTCATTTGATTTTGAATTACCATATCAAAAGTAACAGTTACACCTGCTAATTTGTTTTCAAATCTTTCTGTAAAAAATTCACAAGAAGGTGTTCCTGCTAATTCATAATCATCTCCAAACTTACCCATTCTTAAAACTTCCAAGAATCTATTAACTACCATTAACTGTGTATTTAAAACATCTTGCTCATTGTCATTACCTAAAAATATATCAGTTGTTAATGATTTACTTTCATCAACTATATCCATACATAATATAGATACATTGTAACTCCAAGTCGAACCTAAATACGTTGCTGAATTTATTATAATATGACTCAAAGGAAAGATTGTAAGCTTGTTTAAATCAACTCTAAATATATATCCTATAGTAACTGTATTTACAAATAAATCTTCCTTTAATTGGTTCTTAATTGCTTGTGTTATTTCGTAATAATGTGATGTCATCTATTCTGTCTTTTAATTAAATCAGCTTCTATTTTATTCTTTTCTTTTTCAAATGTTAGATATGTTAAACATTGATTAATTGGTAATCTTGTAACTGCGTCAAATCTGTTAATGTCTCCTTGAGCAAGAGCATAGATTGAACTATACCATCCCCACTTTTGTCCGAAGTTTGCCGTTGCAGAATATTCTGTACCTCCGTGTCCTTCTCCAAATAAGCTATCGTAGCTTTCAATAATTCGTTGCCTAAACGATAAAAAAAAACCGTAGCACCTAAACAAACATCTAATGGTGCAAACTTCATTACTTCAGCATAGGTTATAGTTCCATTATAATCTTCAATCTCATACGTGCCATTTAAGCCTTTCTTTTTAATTGGTCTATATAATACTGCCATTGCTTTATGTATCTCGTCCCAATCGGTTATATACGTGTCTAAATCGGTATACTCACCAAATGTCATATCTTCTAAATTAGGAATAAAACCAAATTCAGTTCCACCCATTTTAAATGTAGGTATAAAAGAATGATTCTGGTTAAACATATTTCCAATAGATGTAGTTATATCATTTACATCTTTATATTTAATTGAAGCAAC